TTTTTTTTTTTTTTTGGGGCATTCACTCTCTCCCCCCGGAAACAAGAGGAGGAGAAAGAAAAGGAAAGGAAAAGAATAAAGAAAGCACTCAAGAAGAGTAGCTCTGATGGAGGCCACGCCCAGGTGGCGGAAGGGCGGCTGTTCACACGCGGGTGCGCACGCGCCCCTCACGCTGAAACCATCTTGAGCCAAGAGTGCTGAAGAAAAGAATAAGGTAAGAAATAGGGTTGAACCCCAACAGACTCACAAGCCTTCCTCACCTTATCGCACCAGCTGGAGTAGTTGGTAGGACCAGCATGGTGCGCTAGGTAACACAAACTGGTAACAACGTCCTGAAAATCTCCGTCCCTAAGCCACATAACACTCTGCTGATAAACCTCGGGGTCTATAACGGGGTGTATGTACATCGGGCGAATCTCATCAGGAACGAACCAGCGCTTGAGGAACGTGACGTCGTAGATGGAGCTGGCGTCAGGAAAGGTTGTTCCTTTGTCTGCAGGGGTTACTTTAAAAGGGGTCCACCTGTCAAAAAAATCTTTTAAAAAAGAAGGATGTATGGGCGGCTCAGTCGCATAAATGACATCATCGCCATAGCAAAGAATGCGAAATTCAACAGGCTGAGAAAAGTTAAGAAAAGCAGAAATCAAAATACAATTGTTAATGATCGTGTTCAAAATGGAGGTACCGACACACCCAGAGGGGTTGCCACCGGACATGCGGTAGAACTTACGACCAAAAACATGTAGGGAGGAGGAGATAGAAGAGATGTAAGCTGAAACCCTGTCATCACCAATTATTTTAGTAAGATGTTTTGAAGCAAGATCAAAGCAAACAGTGGGAATGGTAGCATCAAAGCCCTTGTAGTCTAGACCGTGCACCTGTTCATAAGATGCAAAGTCCCAAAAGAACTTAGTCCAGTCTCGGTCTGGGTTGCAACCAACAGCACTCCCATACTCACCGGGGCGGGCTTGCATGTGCTCGAAGAGGCCTCCGAGTAGCATGCGACCTGCGACGATGGCATGGATGGGAGCGGCCTCAATGAGGCGAGTGCCGCCAGCAGCCACCTTTGCGAGTGGCCGAAGCTCGTCCTTCAGGGAGGTGGTATAGACATATTCTGGGTTCTCTAGGCAGGTGTTGATTGCCTGTTCCAACTCGGGCTTAGGAGCCCACTCGGTGCCAGTCCATGTGAAGAGGGACTTGCGGGAGCGGCCTTGCCCAACCCATGGATAGCCAGCTGACTGACCCATGTCGATGCCATCCAGAGTGTCAGTCCCATTGATTGCTTCCTGCATTGACAGGGTCCGAATAGAGGAAGGAAAATTGGAAAAGTAAAGATCAAAAGCCTCTTCAAGCCCCGGCCAGGGCTCAGTCATATCTCCTTTGTCGTGCTTGTCGAAAACTTGCACGTCAAAGGTCACTCCTTCATTGAGCCGGGGATCTCTCTGAGTTAGAACTGCGGGGCCCTTGGTGGAGGGAAAAGCACCATGGGCAGGTGAAGGATGTAGCTTAGAAGAACGAACTACATGAGCAGGCGGACCAAGAGGAGCAATAGGAGAAATTTTAGACTGAAGAACCGTCATAGAAGACAGCATGCGCTCGAGGCGCTTTGGGGAAAGTTCACAACCCATGCCATTATAGCCGGGGACACCGGCGACATGGACCCCCCTAATGCAAATTCCAGAAGGATCGTCTGCTATGACGGGAGAACCACACAACCCAGGAAAGGAGGAGCAGCGATAAAGGAGAGCATTGGGTTCGTCAATGACGTCCTCGATGGAAAGAGGAGCGCCATGGCAATCCCAAAAGCGAACATAAGAGGTACCATGTAGTATGGCAGAAACAAGAAAACCGGTAGAAAAAGTTGAGGAAGGCTTAAGGAACCTGACTAAACTCTTGTACTCTCGACTGCCAATCTCAAGAAGAACCAATTCACCATCAACAAATTTTGGGATGTCGTCGACAGCAGAGCGGACTCCACCAACCTCCAACCACTCGGCGCCGTTGAGGACATGGCTCGCGGTGACACATAAGCGGCCATGGACGTACAACGCCGACATGGTAGAGGTGACTTTCGCCACCTTGCCAG